GATCTGGCCTATGATGATCCGCACACGGGGGAGCGGGTTATGCTGTCTTGCGCAGCGGCAACGGCGGAGTGTCGCGGGTTCCTCTGGGACTACCCAGACACGGAGCAGTGGGATAGCCTCTTCGTGGATGGCGAGTGGGAGGCCCGCGACGGCAAGCCCGCGCAGAGCAAGAACGTGTGGCAGTTGAAGATCAAGGGCGCGAACAACTGGCCCGGCAGCCCAATGCAGGAACTTCTTTTCGGCTCGTTGGACCTCGGCGAAACGGAAAAGGTTCAGCGAAGCGCCTCGGAAGACCCGCTGGCCGGGGCTAATATGTGATGTTCGGGGCGGCAATCAGCAAGATGGCCGCCGCACAGCCTGTAGTGGCGCGAGACGTTCCGGTTACTCCGGGGCGTCTCGTCCACATCGACGGCGATGCGTTGGCTTACAAGGCCTCCGGGCCAGAGGGGACAGACGCTGGGACTTCCCGCATCATTGCCCTTAACCTTATCAACAAGGCCAAGGCCCGGACTGGCTCCGAGCGGGCTATCGTGCATATGACGGCTGACGGGGCAGACAAGGCTAAGCGATACCTTATCGCAACGGTCAAGCCGTATCAGGCTAAACGCGCCGGAAGCAGGAAGCCTGATAACTGGGCCTACCTCCGAGAGTTCCTGTGCAACTACGGTGGCGAGGAGTTCACCAGAAAGGTGTGGTCGCAGCGCGAGGCGGACGATGGCATTGCCGCTTGCGCCGCATATGCCGTCAAGTGCGGCAGGCTGGACGCAATACACGCCGACGACAAGGACATGAGGATGCTGCCCGGTTTGCACCTGTCGTGGCGCGAGGATGGCTGCATCACAGAGGTAGACGCGGAGGACTACTGCGCTATAGGTAAGGATGGGAAGGTATACGGCCAAAAGTGGTTCTGGTTGCAGATGCTTCACGGAGACGCCGCCGACAACATCCCCGGCCTTGAGCAGACTTGGGTTGCTACAGTTCCGGGAGCAGAGCCACGTATGGCCCGCGTAGGGGAGAAGTTAGCCGAAAAGCTGCTTGCCCAGACCTGCGACGCTACAGAGGCCATGGACGTGGTGCTAAAGCATTACGAGCGCGGCTACTTCGGGCAGGGCGCAGACTTCGCACACGACCGTTTCATGGAGCAAGCCGCGCTGCTGTGGCTGCGCCGAGACAACATGGCCACAATCAAAGACGTATACAACGGGCTGCCTGCTAAAGTCCCAGCGCTCTACCAAGCGCTGCTACGGCTGGAGGCCCGTGTCGAGCAGGCCGTCGCGGCACTCAAGGAGATACAGGCATGAGGCGCTTAGCCACCCGTGAGGTCAGCATCATACGCCTAGCCCAGCAGCAGGCGCAGTCGAATAGATGCACTATCTGCCAGAGCGGCTTCACTACCAAGGCACCGTTTGACCCCGTGCTGGATCACTGCCACACCAGCGGAGCAGTTCGCGGAACACTGTGCCGTGCCTGCAACTCGCTGTTAGGCAAAGTCGAGAACAACCAAGCCCGCTTCGGGGTTCGCGAACTTTCGGCCTTTCTGCACGGCGCGGCCAAATACTTGCAAACGCACAAGGTGAACATCACCGGGCTGATCCATCCAACCCATAAGACCGACGAGGAAAAGAGGATAGCCACGAATAAGCGCAGGCAGGTAGCGCGGGCAACCAAGAGGACCAAAGTATGACGCGACAGCAATTCTTGGACACCTCGCGGCGACTGCTGACCAAGATGGAGTTCGACCACGAGGAGCAGACCGGCCTAGACCAAGATCACGAGATGCCTTTCGGGGCTTGGCTCGATGAAATCAGAGCAGCACAGGAGAACGCCTAATGGCTAAGCACCCCTTATATACCGAGGCCGAGGTGGCCGATGCTATGGCAACAGCAGGTGGCAATATGGCCAAGGCCGCGCGCCTGTTGTCGGGGCTTGGGCGCGGAGAAGTAACCCGCCAGCTATTGCGCACATGGCTTAACCGGATGGACCACACGGAGACGGGCGAGGCGTTCAGTCGCGCGTCTACGCTGGCCAAGGCGCGAAACGCGCAGGCCGAGAACGCGACCCTGCGGCGAGACAACCGCGCGCTTATCGCGGCAGTCGGGACGAAGGAGGCGCTACTAGACGCCTGCGAACGCATCATCGCCAAGCGACCCCGTGGGCGTCGGTTCGAGCCTATCGCCTTCGTAGGCCCACAGGCCGGGACACCTATGACCGTAGAGCTTCTGCTGTCGGACTTGCAGATCGGCAAGCTAAGCCCGACCTACAACACAGAGATAGCGTTCCGCCGATTGCGCGAGTATGCCCGTGCTGCGCTGTTCCAGATCGAGCAGAAGCGTCTCGCGGGCTACCGAGTTGAGCGTATTGTTCTGGCGTTTGTTGGAGACATTATCGAGAGCGACAAGAAGCACGAGAACAGCGGCAAGGCTACCGACAGCACGACCGCCGAGCAAATCTATGACGCCACATCTGGGCTGTTCGAGCTAGTAGTGGAGCCTCTGGCGAAGCTGGGGCTGCCGATGACTATCGCGGGGATTGTGGGCAACCACGACTGGGACGGCCACGGAATGAACATGTTCGAGCCGGGCAAGTCAATGCTGTCATGGCCTATCTACAAGCTGATCGAGATGCTTACAAAGCGGGTGGGCTACCGCAATGTGGAGTTCCTAATCCCAGAAGGAACCTACACCATGACCGATATTTACGGGCAGGCTGTCCTTTACGAGCATGGGTATGGCGTCGCCAACAATGAGGCTGCGCTCAAGAAGCACAAGGTCAACCGATCCGAGCAAGAAGGGCGGCACATTACCTATCTTCGCCTAGGAGATAAGCATACCGTGACCAGCTTTAATGCGGGCCAGCTAGTGGTAAACGGCGCTTTCTTCGGCTCTGGGCCGGGCGGGTCAGAGTATTCCGGGATTGCGGGCTACTCGTCTATTCCGGGGCAGTGGATGGGCTTTCATGTCCCCCGTAAGGCCAAGGCCATGCTCACTATATACGACACCTTTGTTATTCAGCTAGGAGACATTCAATGATTAAGGACTGCACCACCTGCGCCTACGAGCTTACCGATACGCCACGCTGCGGAATGTGTTCTATCACCCAGCCATCGGCTTGGGAGCCTAAAGACCGAAGCCCGTCTGATGGGCCGCCAACAGTGCTTATCCTTGGCCACGCCCGCCACGGCAAGGACACAGTAGCCGAGATGCTCCGCGACAACCATGCGTTCAGCTATGCCTCTTCCAGCCTGTTTGCGGCGGAGCGCGTAATTATGCCAGCGTTTAAGGCGCTCGGCGTAACCTACGTTAGCGTCGAGGCTTGCTTCGCAGATCGTGTAAACCACCGAGCCTTCTGGTTCGACGAGATTTCTAAGTATAACGGGGGCGCAACAAGCCGCCTAGCTAAGGCTATCCTAAAAGACCACCAATGCTACGTCGGTATGCGGTCGGATTTGGAATACCAATCCAGCCTGCATCTATTCGACCATGTTGTGTTCGTTAGTGCGTTTGGCCGAGGGCTGCCAGCAGAGCCAGTAAGCTCGTTCAACATCGCCTACGATCCGACTACGATGTCCCTGATCCCTAATAATGGATCGCTCGACGATCTTGCTGACGAGGTAGCCAACTGGGTCAAGGAGGTGTATAATGGCTAAGTATATCATCCAGAAAGCGGTAGAGCCAGCTAAGGTTAAGAAGGGCTTGCTCGACCCGCTAAGCAGCTACCTACAGCAGGCCAAATACGATGGGTGCTGCGCCATCTTGATCTTCCGGGAAGGGGAGTTTCGCTTGGCGCAAAGCCGCACCGGGGAGGCTGCGCAGTCGATGGATCGTATCGGGCGCAGTATGGAGGCATCGGGCATTTTTCGGGATGTCGCGGTAATCGGGGAGGCTTGGCGTCCCGGTAAGGGTATCTTCAATGAGATTAGCGGCGACTTCCGCAGGCACTCTGAAATTAACTCGTTGCAGTTCATCATCAATGACGTTATCCCTCTCGCGGATTTCGAGGCGGGGCTGTGCCTTATTGGCTACGCAGACCGGCGGCGGTCTTACCGAGACGCAATCACCCGGTATGCCACGCTTTACCCGGACTGCGGCTTTAGCTTTGCCCAAGAGTGGGGGGCAGGCACCGGCGACCCACACGAGCGGTGCCAGTTCTTAGTAGGGCACGGCGGCTATGACGGCCTGATCCTTCGGAAATACGCGGGAACTTGGAAGGCTGGCTCCGGCACTACCGGGGAAATCCTAAAGCTGAAACAGAAGCTATCGTTCGACCTGCGCGTCCTTGAGGTCAATACCGTAACCGGCGCTAAAACTGGCCGCGACGTGCATAAGCTCGTAGTGGACTTCCGGGGCAAACCGCTAGGTGTAGGAAGCGGGCTGCCGTTTAAGATCGAGGACTGCCCCAAGGTAGGCGACATCGTGGAAGTAGAGGCTATGGATCACAGCAGCGATGGCCTTCTACGGGAGCCGCGATTTAAGGGCATCCGGCACGATAAGCTAGAGACAGACTAAATTTAGCCGCTACAGCGAAGGAACATTTATGCAGACGCAGGCCGAGCTTGAGGAAGAAATGGTAGTCGGTGGGCGTGAGCGCCTGCTTGGTATGATGCGCAACAACGAGGAACACGGAGGCGCTGCGAACAATCCTTACGCCAGCGCCATCATGCGCCGCTTCGTTAAGCCTATCGCTGACTTGGTTGACACGGACATCTCTACGCCCAAACCGGGCCGCAACAAGGCCCACGTTACCCTGTTGCGAGGGGCGGACCCCATGACCGTCTCCTACCTAATGGTGCGCTCGGTAATCAACAGTGCCGCCATGGGGGACGTTTCGGCACATGCCCTGCTATCCGAGATAGGGCGTCAAGTATTCGCAGAGCTTTATCTAGCCTGCTTCGAGCAAGCAGAGCCTGCGCTATACTACTCTGTCATGCGGGACATCGAGCGTAGGAGCAGCAAGGATGCCCGATACCGGGAAGTGACCTTCAAACTACAAGCGAAGCGGTCAGGCGTCGCCATGCCTGAATGGGGAGTTGGTAGTCGCATCTATGTCGGTGCCTATCTTTTAGGACTTGCCGAGCAGGTCGGCATGGTGCAGACCTACCGAACGAAGGTTCGGCGCAATGGCAAGTTTATCGACGAGCTTCACGTAAGGCTCACTGACGAAATCATGGAGCTTATTGGCAACATCAAGGACGGTATTATGGATAGCTGCCCGATGTTTTTCCCGTGTGTGGAGCGCCCGCGAGACTGGACCAGCGTAGACAGTGGTGGATGGCACACCGCCCACATGATCCGGCAAGCGCCGTCGTGCGTTCCGGCAACGCGGAAGTTTCGCGACCTCCTAAAGCACGGCGACTGGGAGGTTCCCCTCAAAGCACTGAACACCCTACAATCGGTGGGCTGGCAGATTAACCGCCAAATCCTCGCCACAGTCAAGAACGTGGCGGCTCACCGATACACTGACGAGATTTGCAGCAGCGTTCAAAGCCCTAAGCCCACCCGGCCCTCTGACATCCCAGAGGACGTAAAGCGGGAAGACCTTCCGCCAGAGATGCAGGAGCGCCTAAGCAAGTGGCGGCGGGAAGTAACCGAGTGGTTCACCGAGAGTAAGGCACGGGCAACTAAGTTCATCCGCTTCCAGCAGGCTATCCGCATAGCAGAGAAGTTCGAGCCTTACCCGGAGATTTACTTCGTGTATTTTGCAGACTTCCGTGGCCGTATGTATGCCCAGACGACAGGGGTAAGCCCGCAGGGGTCTGACATGCAGAAGGCTCTTCTGCGCTTCGCTGTTGGCAAGCCGCTGGATAGCGCAGAGGCTATACGGTGGTTCAAGATCGCAGGGGCCAACAAGTATGGCTACGACAAGGCATCGCTGGACGACCGGGTTAAGTGGGCAGACCTGCACGAGGACCGTATTATGGCGGCTGCGGCGGACCCGGTTAACAACTTCGATCTGTGGGCGGGGGCCGACAACCCTCTCCAATACCTCGCGTGGTGCTTCGAGTTTCACCGCTGGAAGCAGAACCCAGATGTGTTCCGGTCGCATATCCCCGTCGGTATGGACGGATCGTGCAACGGCCTGCAAAACTTCTCGGCCATGCTGCGGGATGAAGTCGGCGGCAAGGCGACGAACCTAGTTCCGGCCCGCCTGCCTAATGACATTTATCAGGATGTGGCGAACTGCACGGTAACGCTGCTCAAGGAATGGCAGCCACCCAAAGGGCTAGAAGACGAGAAGGCGGCGGCTAGGGCGCTGCGCCACGCAGACTTTAGGGATAAGTGGCTGGCCCATGGCATCAGCCGAACGCTAGTTAAGCGCAGCGTTATGACCAAGCCTTATGGATCAACGCGGTTCTCCTGCGCAGACTTCATCGTAGGCGACTACCTGAAAGCAGGCCTAGGCCGCGACGAGTTTGGCACAGCGGCATTCGTTAAGTCCGAATACGGGCAGGCGGCACAGTTTCTGTCCACATTCGTGTGGGAAGCGATCAGCCGGGTGGTCATTAAGGCTGATGAAGCTATGGAGTGGCTACAGAAAGCAAGCAGCCTCATTATGAAGGACGGCAACGAAGTAATCGTATGGAAGGCTCCCAGCGGTTTTCCAGTGGTGCAAGAGTATGAGCGGGTGGATAGCGTCCGCATTGTGTGCCGACTGGCTGGCAAAATCCTGCTCCGCTCCGGCATCGGGACGGGGGAGCCTGACAGGAACCGCCACCGCAACGGCATCGCCCCTAACATGGTCCACAGCGTAGACGCCTCACACATGGCCCTCGTGGCCTGCTCTGGGGCCGATGCAGGGCTTTCCCTCGCAATGATCCACGACGACTTCGGATGCCACGCAGCAGACGCTGGGAGGCTCTACAGCATAATCAGAGAAACCTTCGTCAAGATGCACGAGAACTCTCGTCCCCTCGACCGCCTCGCCTCTGCGTATGGCCTGCCGAACCCCCCTGCCGACGGCGCATTAGACTTGAAGCAGGTGCTGGATAGCCCGTATTTTTTCTCGTAAACCATTTTCAAGCCCTATACGAGAAAGCGTGTGTCGTTCATCACTTTGTATCTATATTTGAGAGTATAACGGAGTTATCTTGCATGAGCCACGCCCAGCAAACCCATATTATAGCTAGACTTCCCTCCGCTGTCTATAAAGACTTGGAGAAGAAACTTACCTCTGTAGTAGTAACAGAGAAGACTACAGAAATCCAAGCTGGCTATATGCTGGGAATACAGCAAGCCCTACGAGTAATCCGGGAAGGATTCACCATTGAGGCTAGTTGAACCAGCTAGTAGTTATAGCTTCCAGATAACTAAAAGAGCACTAGCTGCGCTCCGAGACCTGAAAAATAGCGGTAAGAAGGTTCCGGCGGGTCTTATAGAACCCCACCGGGCACTGGCCTATCTGCTCACACATCCTAACGCTTGCGTAATCAACAAGCGCTTCTTTGTGGTATGGCAGGAGGGTCAGCCTTGGTTTTCTGGCGAGAGCATCCTGCAAGAGGTCATGGTATTAAGGATCGGACCCGGCGGGAGCTTGGGGGAAGTTGTGGAGTTTCTCCATGATACCGCTAAGCATTTGGGATGCTCCGCTGTAATGGCGGGGACATTCTTTTCAATCAACGACGAGCTGTGTTCCGCTCTCTACCGCAGAGCGGGCGGAGAATGCGTAGCCCACGCTCTTGCATGGAGAGTGTGATATGTGCTTTGGCGCAGACATTTTGGGCCTCAACAGCGGAGCTAAGCGACAAGCGTCTGCCCTAGAGCGGCAAGCGCAGCAAGAGCGCTTGGTGGCACAGGGCGTGCAGCAGCAGACGCAAGCTACCTTAGCTCAAACCAAGGCGGCCTCCGCTGCGCAGGAGTTGCTTAGCACTCCTGCCGAAACTACTTCTGTTGCGCTCGGCTCTGCCCCAGCGGACACGGTGGACGCGACTACGGGCCGCCGTAAGGCAGTTAGGCAATCATTCCGCATGACTGCCGATGCCGGATCGGGGATTACCCTGTAATGACTACAGCTAAAGAGCGGTTTTCCGCACTGGACGGCAAGCGCCGAACGATGCTCAAGCGGCACGAGCGCTATGCTGCGTGGACCTTGCCGAAGGTCTGCCTGCCGGATAGCAACAACGAGAACTACGATGATGTCTCCCACGATTACCAGTCTGTCGGGGCGCAGTCGGTCAATCACCTTACCAATAAGCTGATGCTGGCGCTATTCGCGCCGAGCAGACCGTGTATGCGGCTAGATGCAACGCCAAAGACAAAGGATGCCTTGGCTGCGGCGGCTAACGGTGATCCTGCCGTAATCGCCAGCGTCGCACAGCAGGTCACGGCTGCGGAGAAGGAGGCGACCAACCTCCTTGATAGGCGCAAGCTCCGGCCAAAGTTGTATGAGGTAATCAAAAACCTTATCATCACGGGCAACGTGCTACTGATCCTAGACAAGGAGACTATCCGAGCCAAGGGCATTAAGCAGTATGTAGTGCGGCGAAAGTCCGACGGTAGCGTTAGGGAGATCGTCACACGGGAACCCATGGCGTTCGACGAGCTAGAGCAGGATGTGCAGGACTACCTGAATGCGCGCCAACGGAGGCAGCCTAATCAGGCGGTGGAACTCTTCTGCTGGCTGACCCTCGCGCCTACTGGCGATATGGTTATGGACCAGTGGGTTGGGAGTGTAAAGTTACCGGAGGAGTTCTCGGGCAAGTGGGCCAAAGGCAACTGCCCGTATCGTCCGCTCACGTGGGACTTGGCTAGTGGGCACCACTACGGCACCGGCCTCGTTGAAGATTACGCTAACGACTTTGCGGGCCTCTCCCAAATGAGCAAGGCGCAGGCAGAGAACGCTATCCTGTCTAGCGAGTTTCGCTGGCTTGCCAATCCCGCTGGAACCACCTCTATCCCAGAGTTCGTTAATAGCCGCAATGGCGACGTCCTAGCTGGCAACAAGGACGATCTCTACCTAGTTGAGAGTAGCAAGCGCGGTGATCTACAGACCATCGGAGCGATTGCCTCCGAGTATGTCAACCGTATTGGGCGGGGGTTCCTACTCTCGTCCATGCTGGTCCGACAAGCCGAGCGCGTTACCGCCGAAGAAATCCGGCAAACAGCGCAAGAGCTTGAGACAGCCCTTGGGGGCGCATACTCGCGTATTGCCGGAGACTTTCAAGGGCCGTTGGCAGGCTGGTTGTTGGCAGGAGTTAATCCCGCCATCCTCGAAGACTTTACCGTTACGATCATCACGGGCATGGACGCACTGTCCCGCTCTGGCGACCTAGAGGACTTGAAGCTATGGCTGGCCGATCTTGCCGCCGTGTCCCAGTTGCCGGAGCCAATCCAGCAAATCCTGAACATGCGCGTGATCGTAGAGGCGCTTGCGCTCCCCCGCCGGATCGACGCCACCCTATACCTTAAATCCGAGGCCCAGATCGCCCAAGAGCAGCAGGCTGCTATGCAGGCGCAGCAGCAGGCAATGGCGGAGCAGTCCCTTGTGACCGCCAGCGCCCAGCAGGTCGCAAAGGGGCCACCAAAGGAGTAAGCCATGACGACTGAAACTACTACTGAAACTATCGAGGGCACAGCCCCAGCGGCTGCACAGGCAGCCCAACAGCAGGCACCAGCGGCACAAGCCGAGGCATCGCCAGCACAGGCGGAGCCAGCGCCAATTCCGCCGTCCGAGACACTCGATCAGGGTGTTACCTATGACTACGCGGCCACCGGCGACGCCGGGCTAGATGTGGCTCTAGGCTTCGTTGGTGGGCTGGGCATTGCAGGCGACGACCCTGCCATGCTGGAGGCAGCTAAAGGCAACTTTGCTGTGCTTGAGGCCAAACTAGCAGCTATGGGCGATACTGCCCGTGGATGGGAGAAGATGGTTGCCCTTGGAAAGGATGCGTTCGAGCGCACAGCCGCACAGGCAGCTACCGTAAAGGCCAAGTCCGAACAGGCAATCCTCGCGGCAGCGGGTGGGGCCGAGGTATGGGCAGAAGTCACCAAGTGGGCTGCTGCTAACGCCTCCAAGGAAGAGAAGGCGGAGATTAACCGCATGATCGACGGCGGGCCAATCGCGGCCCGCGCAGCCGCAGCGCTGCTCACCCAGATGTATCGTAGCGCGTCAGGCACTACGGTAACTCCGCGTGACCCCGCCCCTAACGCAGGAGCGGGAGAGCGGGCAGGCAACCAGCCGCTCAATCCGCGAGACTACGGCACAGCAGTGCGCGCTCTCCGCGCTAAACTCGGCAACCAGATGGAAGCCAGCCCTGAATACAAGGCGCTTCGCAGCCGCCTCCAACGATAAGGAATTACCTAAATGCCTTTGTTTGACGACGCTGGGAACATCCCCACCAGCCAGCTTACCCGTCCCGGCCAGATTGACCAGACCGGCGACATCAATGCAACCGCCGTTACGGAATACTCCACCACGGTGCAGCATACGATGGACCGACGCTCGGTGCTGTCGCCCTACGTTAGCCTTCGCCCGGTGCTGGGCACGAACTCTATCGGCTCGTTTGGCTTTGGTGCGTCCACCATCGGCAAGGTTACGCCGGGCGAAGCTCCTGCCGCAACTAAGAACGACGTGGGCAAGAACATCTTGACCATCGACACCTTGATCTACACGCGCCACGCGCTGCCTCTTCTGGAAATCTTCCAGACTAGCTACGACGCGCGCGAGGAACTGGGTATCGAGGACGGCAAGGCCCATGCTAAGCTGTTCGACCAGACGTTCTTCATCCAAGCAGCTAAGGCCGCAATGCTCACGCAGAGCAAGTATTCCAGCACAGCAGGCAAGCCTTCGGGCTATACGGGCGGCTCGACCGTTACCTTGTCGGACATCGGGGATAAGACGGACCCCGCGCGTATGTATCAGGCTCTTTCGGACCTGATGGTTAGCATGAAGCTCAAGGACGTTGATCCCGCCCACGACGATGTTATCATCGCTGTTGACCCCGTGGTCTATCATGTGCTGTTGCAGGCGGAGCAGTTGATTAACTCCAACTACGTTACTGCCCGTGGCACTACGGTTGAGGGCGCTATGGTCTTGCGCGGCTTCGGCTGCCCCATTGTGGACACCAACAACCTGCCAAACGGCGTTATCTCTGGCCACCAGTTGTCCAACACTGCTAACTCGAACGCCTACGACGGCGACTTCACTAAGCTTGTTGGCGTGGCCGTATCGCCGCGCGCCTTCCTTGCTGGCGAAACCGTTGCACTGCGCAGCGACCTCTTCTACGACAATATCTACAAGTCGTGGTTTGTGGACAGTGAGCGCGCCTTTGGCGTTACGCCTGACCGCGCAGAGTATGCGGGTGCAATCCTGCTCCCGTAATCAGCTACCCGCCCGGAGTGTGCCTAACCGCCACTCCGGGCCTTTTTGGAGTTTGGGCTAAATGGCGATGTCAAAACTAGACGCCGTTAACGCCATGCTCGGCCTTCTCGCCCAGTTGCGGGTTAACAGCCTAGACGACGACAACGAGTTTGTCTCTGGGGCGGTATTCAGCCTGAACATGGCCAACACACGAGAGCAACAGAAGGGATGGTGGTTCAACCGGGAGCTAGTGGAGATCGCGCCGGACACATCGGGCTTTATCCGCATTCCTGACGACTGCTTATCCGCAGACCCAGTTAACGGCAGCCAGCATTACGTAGTGCGTGGGCGCAAGCTCTACAAGCCGTATGACCGGGCAACCGCAACAAAATACACGTTTACCGCTCCGGTAGTCCTAAAGTTGACCCGTGAGGTTCCATTTGAGGAGTGCCCACCAGAGGCACAGACACTGATCCTAGCCTCCGCAAAGCTAGAGTTTGGGGAGAACTACGAAGTAGACCAGACTAAGGCGGCTATTCTGGATCGCAACTACAAGTTGGCCATGATCCAGTGCGGCAAGCGGGAGTTATCTTCTATGAACCTAAACCGCCTAGCTAGGCCGAACATCGCAGAGTTCGATACTATCGGCTCTAACCTCGCCAATGCCAGCATAGCTGGATATATCCCGCATGGGTAGGAGATAACTAATGGCCCGTGTTTCTGGCTCTTACGAAAACGTAGTAGGCGGGGTGAGCGAACAGGCTCTGCAAAATCGCCGCGCTGGCCAGTCCACGGCCCAAGTTAACATGGTGGACGACCCCGTTAGGGGCAAATCCCGTAGGCATGGATCGGTTCACGCTGGAAGCCTGCCCGTAGCGCTCCCATACGCACAGGCTGTGCAGGAGACCGCCAACAGTGTGGCGATCCCGTTCTTCGTTGGCGGCAACTCTTACGACCTGATTGCCCGTAAGGATGCGGGCAGCGCTGCTACTTTCGCATTCTGCTACGACAAGGCTAACAAGGCGTTCCTGCCCGTGCGTATGGATGCCTTAGCAGCTACAGCGGCGTTAGCGTCGGGAGGCCTTAGTGCTTCTGCCAATGTGGGGCGCTTCCTGTATATGGCAGGCAACGCCACAGTGCCTACTGCCTCCGGCGTGGATAGTTGGGGAGCAACATCCAACAAGGCACACCTTGTAGCGTGGATTAGAGGCGGTGCCTACTCGCGCACATTTACGCTGACCTTAACCAAAACGGATAACACTACGGTCACTGCGACCTACAAGACAGACAAGAGCGCCTACCAAGGTGTGCTTGACACGTCTGACCTCGACCCAGATAGCGACGCGTATCAGAGTGACTACAACAACCGGCTGAATGAATACAACAGTGCGGTCACTGCGTGGATCGGAACGGCGGCAGCGTCGGCAACCCCGGAGAACGTGGCCCAGAAGTTAGCCGAGGCACTAACAGCCGCAGGCGCTACGGGCGTAACCTATAGTGGGGCATACGTGATAGTATCGGGCGACTACGCCGAACTGTCGATAGACGATGGTGGCGACGATTCGTTGGCGCGAGGTGTGGGCAATATTGTTAACAATGTCACCCAAGTGTCCTCTAGGCACTTCGCAGGTAAGATCGTTAAGGTCCAGCCGGAGACTGACAAGTTCGCCTATCCAGTCTACCTAAAGGCAGTGGCTAAGGATGGTGTGTCCACAGGGTTTACCGAGGTAGTGTGGGAAGAGACTGCGGGCTACCTATGGACCCCGGAGTTCGTGTTCTGTATGGCCACAGTCCATGAGGGGGCGTTGTGCATCGCTGGGTCGCCTGCTAGTTTGGCAAGCATGACCGGGCTAACCGTTCCGGGATATACGGCCAGCGCAGTTGGGGATGATGGCTCCTCGCCGCTTCCTGACTTCTTCGGCAAGAAGATAACCTGCATGTTCGTATTTCAGGATCGTCTCGGTGTTGTTGCTGGCAGCAGCATCCAGCTTAGCCGTAATGGAGATTATCTGAACTTCTTTCGCAAAGCTGTGCTTAGCATCCAAGACGATGATCCTTGGCAAGGTTACGCTCTGGGGGCGGAGGACGACACAATCCACTACTGGGACTTGTTCGACAAGAACTTGTTCCTATTTGGTGATCGCTTTCAGTATGCCCTGCCGGGGAAGCAGACGTTTACTGCTACTAACGGGGGGGTGGCCATCGTTACTAAGTTTGCCGGAACTACGCAGGCCGAGCCGGAAGGCGCGGGTAACTACGTGTTCTATTGCAAGAGTTCCGGTGATGGCGCAGCAGAGACTACCAGTGTGCACCAGTTGCAGCCGGGAGTTGTGTCCGAGGTCACAGACAGCCAGACAGTATCTATCGCGCTGGACACCTACCTAAAGGGCGCTCCAGTGGAGATGCTGGCTATGACGGCCCCGAACCTACTGATGCTCCGCACGAGCTACTCACGAAATCGGGTGTATGTCTACGGGTATCTCGATGATGCCAGTTCTGGGCAGCGCCGGTGGGATAGCTGGGGGCATTGGGAATGGGCAGAGCAGGTGGGCGCTATCTGTGGCCTAGGCTACGATGGGCCGACCATCTTGGTGTATACCATGCGCCAGCGGACTGGCGGTGGCGGCGAGATTGCTTGTGAGCAGTTTGTCAGGGACAGCGCGCTAAGCCGTCAGCCTTACTTGGACAGCCTCCGGCCATACGGTAGCGGGTTGGCAGTGGCTGCTATAGGCGGCGTTGGAGAGTTCCGATTTGTAGGGGGTGCCCCCGACGAGGTCGCTGCGGCATACCCAAACGAGGTTGGTAATCTCTGGGAAGGTTATGAGTATACCTCTAGCTGGACGCCGAGCAATCCTACAATAAAGGATAAGAACGGAGTGGCCCTTACTAGCGGTGTGCTTACCCTATCGTTCGTCACCATGGGGCTGGCGGACACCGGGGGGCTGTCTGTGTCCGTTACTGACCGCACCACGAACGTAACCAGCACTGCTCTACACTTCACTGGCCGAGCCGTCACTGTAATCCAGCCGGGTAGGCAACCGCTAATCTCGAAAGAGTTAACAGCCCCTGTGGGCAAGTCAGCTAAAACCTGTGACTTCACGGTTGCGTCGATACGCTGGCTGCCTCTAACCGTAACCTCGCTCGAATGGGCGGGTAATCTATTCTACAGGACACGGAGGGTCTAATGTTTGATTTTCTGATTTCCACAGATCAGGTGGTTGGGGCCGCTTATGTGGGGCGCGCAAAGACAAAGCTGCAAAGCGCCGCCAACGCCAAAGAGGCCGCTATTGCTAATAGCGGGACTGTCTCCCAGTCGCTCGGAAACCGCGCTAAGGTGGACGCGGCTGGAAAGCAGTTTACGGC